CCTTTGTCCATAGTTCTGATTCATTTCCAATACTATCAAGTTTATACAACCAAGTATCGGAATTATTAACATTAACAGCGTCAATTGCAACTACTTGATTAGATGAAGGTTTTGAAATATTAAAGTCGCCTTGATCTAAACGACCTTGGCGGAAATGTGCAAAAAATCCAGTGTTTGAGCTACCAGCACCTTGGCCGTCATCTCTATAAAGAAACGCAAAATTACTACCTGGTAACGGAGCCTCTTCAGAAATAGCTCCGTCGTCAATGTCAGTACTTACAATTTCAAATTGTGTTGATTTACCGTCAACACTTTTAGTAAAACCAAAAACCGGAACATCGGTATTAATTCCGTTTACTCTGTATTGTTCTGCACTTATACCATTTACTGTGTCTTTTTTGTTTGGGCGGCCAACAACACCGTTAGCCGGTAGTGCAGAATTAAGAACTTTAATAAACTGCTCGTACCAATCTTGATTTGAAATATCATTCCAAAGCACAGTTTGTCCTGATAAGTTGGTTCCATTAGAATCGTATAATTCTTCAGTAGTACTTACAGTTTCAAATTTTAATAGACCATTTGCTGCTTGGTTGCGCTTAGGATTATAAGAAAGCAATCTTGCTAAACGTAGTACACTTTCACGGCGTTCTGCTAGTTCTAAGAAGTTTTCACGAGCATTTAAGTCAATACGGAAGCTAATATTTTGACCTAAGAAAGCAATAAGATCAATTAATGCCAAGTATTCACTAGACTCTACGTAATCGTTAAAGTCTTCTGGATAATTTTCTCGTAAATACGAAATCATTGTTCGGCGTAGATTATCAAAGTCAAAACTTTGGAAATCTGCGTTACGGAAAGACTGATAGACTCGCTTCCAATCTTCCGCTAGTAATAATCTATTTTGTCTATCAGTAGTCGACATACTTGCTTCCTTTTATGTGTTACAGTATTTATTAGAATTAGATAAGTGCGTATATAATTCTTTAAGTTAAAATTGAATTATCTTCATCAAATTTCATACGCATACTTTCTGATATATTGTAAGTTAAATAAGTCAGTGTGCATTCTATTATGATGCCGCTTTCGTATGTGTCTACCGTGACTTGGTCTACTTGCACTCGAGGATCGTAATTAATAATTTCTGTAACATTATTTGCAATTGCATCTCGTAAATTTTCAGTCATAGGTTCAAATAATACGTCCCAAATAACAGTACCAAATTCAGGATTTTCTAATTTTTCACCTACTCGAATATGAAAATGATTTATAATATCTTGTTTTATAAGGGCAATATCATAAAGATTGAACCCAGTATTTTCAGGATTTGTTGTTGAGATACCTCTATAAGCACGACTTGCAACAGGCGCAATAGGTCGTTTATTACCCTTTACAGTTATATCTTTGTATAGTTTTTTCTCTTGTGTGCTCATAACTATATTTACCTTAAATTTATTGTGCGCCAGCTACGTTAGGATCTACCCGGTTTCCAGCTTCAATGTTTGTGCCTGCCGGCTCAGTTGTAATGCTTGCTACTGGAACTAAATCTCCAGTTATAATTTTACTTGCAAACCCCTTACCTAAACCAATGCGGTTAGTAGTTTCTTTGCCACCTTGGTTTGCATAGCCAACTGCTTTACGGAATTGCTCTCCTAGTGTGCCAAAGTTAGCACTAGTCCAAGTTATACTTTTTGATTGAATATATGCACACGCAATTTTTACAGCAATTTCTGGATCGTTTACAAGATCAGGGTTGTCAACAATTTGTCGGACACCTGCTTTTCCGCCGTATGTTTCATAATTCCCTTTAAATGTTAACTGAATTAATCCTCTACCACGGTATTTGTATCCTTCGTTTTGCGCATTTCCATAACGATTGCCGTAAATAGTATTACCAATAGCAGCAGGACCTGCTGCTGCAAGTTCTTGTGCAAATGCATCTGTTTTAACGCGAGTCGGAAACACTCTTCTTAGAGTGGAAGCTCTATAATTTAAGTTTTCACTTCTTGGTTTAAATCCACACTCTGCTTGTATTTGTGCCATTGCCATACCTAATGCTTCTGCATTACCCGCAGTTTCTCCTTCGGATAGTCTGTTTGGATCTGCTGAGTTTAATGCATTAACAGGGTCTAGTCCTATCTTTTTAATAAGCTCACTTAAAAAGAATTGCTGCAATAATGTAACTTCAACTGGTTTAGCAGGTTGATTACCAACAGGTCCTACTTGGCCTGGAACAACTGTTTGCGGGCCATTAATATTTGCTGCTGTAACTGTTTGTCCCGTAGCAGCACCACTTCCAGCTAAGTCAGAATCACTAGCAAGTTGCGGAGTTGATTCTCTTAGTGAAGGACTTGGCGAGTCGCTTGCTTGTGTAAAGTTTGGACCAAATGTTCCTGGATCTAAATGCTCGTGTCCTGTCCACGGTTCGTGTACTGGAACACGCACTGGCCATAGAGCTGGTGCTGCAACTAGTGCTGTTGCTGCTGAGCTTGCTGAGCCCGCTGGATCAGCACTAGTTGCTGCTGGGCCGTTTAAATGGATGTTAGGAGCACTTTGTAAAATATTTCCGCCAGACGCTATTTCTGTTAGGCCGCCTGCTGTAAGTCTATTGTGTCCGCCGGAATTTAAATCTAAACTTGCTTGTGAATCTTTTCTTGCACCTGTTGTATTAATGTCAAGTGTTGCAGAATTAGTTTCAGTATGTGCGCCTGTTGTAGTTACATCTAATGTTGCGTTATTTGATATAGTATGAGCACCGGTAACTATTGTGTTGCGTGTAGCACCTACAAATAGCTTTTGGTCTGCACCAACATAGATATCATTGTTTGCACCAACATCTAATTTATGATCTACTCCGACTTTAACATCACTATTATTTGAAACAGTAAGTTTGTAATCTCTACCAGAGTTCATATTAATATCACGGGCAGCAGTCATATTAATATCTCTATCAGCACTTATGTTTAAATCGTTTTGAGTTCTAATACTAATACTATCTTGTGCATAGATATCAATCTTGCCGTTGCCTGTTAATTCAATCCACGAAGATCCATTAGCATTTGCAATGTAAATTAAATCTTCGGAGTTATGCATTAAAATTTGGTGGCCTGTACGAGTACGGAATCTTACACATTCGCCTTTGGGGATGGTTTTTATTCCAGTGGTTGCTTGCGGATCTGCGATAACATCAGTGTAGACCATTGCATCTTGGCTAGCATAACTATTTCGTATATATCGCTCATCACCGTCGTCCATTACAAAACTAGAACCACCTAGAATACTTGTAAAAGTTTGGGTACTAGATTCCGAAGTTCCTACAGAACTTTGTGGAGCTCCGTCTCGCTTATCTCTTGGTCCTGGAGTACTGATTCCAAAAACACTACTTGGTATATTGCGTCTACCTGAACTATTAGCAGAACCTCTAATGTCATCGTCTACAAGTCCTTGACGACCAAGAATAGTATAAAAATCTGTATTAACTGGTTTTTGATAATTTGATGGATTTGTGCCAAGACCTGATGATAATCTTTTATTATACTCGCCGACTGGAAGTTTTTTAGTAGTGTCAACGTTATTATATTCCGACCCAGCCCAGGGATCCGGAGTCATCCAATTTTGGTAAGTGTCAGGAATACATCCAATCCAGTATCCTCTTGCAATATTTCCTTCTGCAAACATAACAAGAACTTTTGTTCCTGGACTCGGAGGCACCATCCACATACCGTAGCTTTTTTGTGTGCCTTGAAAGTCGTCTTTAGTAGTTGTTGCATTAATCGGTGTTACTCCTGCAAACGGAGTCATATATTGAACTGTAACAATTTGTCCAGACTGCTCTGACTGGTTACCTGCTGCTGTGTTTTTTAACAACTCAACCTGCAACGATCCCATTCTTTTAGGATCTAAATGAGATACTACAAGAGCTTCATAAGGTCCGGGACTTATTACTAGTGATTGCCTACTTGAACGTCCGTCTACTGCCATATTAAAAAGTCCTAATTATTGGGGATTACCTGGAGCTCCTGGAGCTTCAGTATTGCCACTGGTTGATGCTGGTGATACAACAGTTTTATCTGGCTTCTTATCAGATTCTGATACAACTGCTTTCTTAGCATCATTTGGCGTGCCAGTAATATTTGCATCGTCTTGTTTTTTCCTTCTAAGCAAACTTAAAACTTGAGTAAACTTTCCGCCTGAAAAAGTATTTTGAACAGTTAACACCTTATAAAGACCACTAAACTGTCCTACGGGCTCTGTGCCTCTTTGAGGAAATATCATTCCACCTGAAGTATCGTCATAATCAATCGGCGTTCTAAAATTAACATCTACTTCAACTTCGCTACGTTGATAATCCATTGAACCGTCTGAAGTGTACCCTCTAGCGGCAGCAGGCGAACTATAATTTCCTAAGCCGCTATCTGCTAGATAATAAGGATCGCCTAAAACAGTCAAATCCATTGTAATCATATCAACAGCACTATTTACTATCGCGTCATTGAACATTCGTGAAACTTTGACTGCTGGTGATTCCATTGCTGCACCACCGCCACCGCCTGAGCCAGGATTCTCACTGCTTTCTTGTGTAGCTGGATCAGAATATCCACTACCTTCGGTATTGCCGCCTGCTGGTGCATAGGTTTCTGGAGTGCTGGCATTTGCGCCGTTTTTAGCAATATTTTTTGCATCGCCACTACCGTTTATATTAGGCTGCAATGCATTAAAAAAAGCATTATTAAAATTAATTTCAAAATCTATAATATCGTCATTTTTTCCAGTATAGATATAATCATATGATTTTGCTGCTTGCTTTTTACGTTTTTCTAATCCAACCGAAGGTTGTGAAGTACCACTAAACGCACTACTATGGACTTTATAAGGAACTACTGCATAAACAAATACTTTAGGATTTTCACCTGTTGCTTGTCTTACTGATTCGTCGGGTATTAAAAATGTTTGGGTATGTACTCTAAACCAATCTATCATTCCGTCACTATCGGTTTTAAGTTGGGTTGCAGCTTCTTTTGCATAAGCACACAACGTAACAACTTCTTCAATAATTTGTTCAATACTAGTACTTTTTGGAAACGTTAAGGTTCTAAAGTTTTTTGATATTGTAACTTCGTCTGTTTTAAAATTACCGTTTTCATCCTTTACATATGCTTCTGATCCAAATGGTACCGCTCCGCCTTCCGCCATAGATTGAGCTAATACAGAATTTCCTATTTTGTTAGACAATTCTGCACTTTCAGCAAATCTTCTAATGTTAGAGGAAATATTATTATTTGTTATGTACAGCTCTTTAAACTTATCAAATTCTTCTTGTATGTTAGCTCTGCCCTGTGGGTCTAAATTATTAAAGTTATCTAACCCTTTTTTCTTCCTATAAAATTCTTCAGTTGTCATTGAAGCAGCCTGACTTTCTGGACCACCTTGTAGATTGCTTATTCCTAAACTAGATTGCAGTTCTTCAGGAAACATAATAAAATATTCATTTCTAGTTGTAGGAGCAGTTTGGCCTTCATCTACTGTTCTAATACGTTTGTTTATCTCATTAGTTAAACTAGTAGGGCCTTTTTGTAGTAATTCAAGAACAGTGTCACCAGTTATTGACACATCGGTCTTAGTATACTGAGTAACATTACTTAACGCAGCTTCATTCCAAGCAAATGCAGAAACACTATATTCGCTGCCGCCTGCGTTTGCAGAAAAATCTATGTTAGCAAGTTTTATTGGAAATACTCGTCGAGCTAATGCCCCGGCGCTATGCGGCTGTCCGTCATCGCCAAACCCTTTAAAATCAATAATTAATGCGTAAGGCGCTTTTAAATAATCACGGTGTCCAGCTTGTAATGCAGCTACCATCATTGATTGCAAAAACAATCCCATACTGTATGGCTCGTTTACTTTAAAGGAAAATGAAGTTGCATTTGAAGTTCGAGTTTGTGTAGTAGGAGCAATAATTGCTTGCATTTCTACTTCATCAATAAAATATTCTAATTTAGCTGTACTTGTTTCATCAGCAATAAGTGCCTTTGTTGTTCCGGAACCTTCGCCTCCAGAACGTAGCACAGTTACTTCTGGTGTGCCGCCATTCCTGTATGTACTTTCTGGAAAATTTAGTTCGTTAGTGCTTAAACACGCAAGAGTTATATTATAGTTAAAACTTGCAAATGTTTTTAATACATTTTCAGTAGCACCAAGTACCGAATTAGGAGTAATGTTTGTTTTTTGAGGCAGTACTTCGTCATAACTACCAGTGGTATCAGTGTCAGGAGTTAGTGCTTGAGTAGCAGAAGCTTTTAGGTCTTCAACTGAGTCTTGGGCCTTAGTAATAACACTAATAGGGTTACTAAGGCTAGCTTTTACACTCTTCTCTAACTCAAGATATCCATCAGATGCAGTTCTTGATGCATATTCAGCTAATGCTCCTGGTATTTTTGTAAGTCTATCGGCCATTTAATTAATATCCTAAAAACTGTTGTAATTGATTTTGTTTTGGCAAGTATATTTTTATTCCCGGTACTAAGTCAAATACTGGATCTTTTAAAATATCCATATTTCTTTGTGCAAATACCCACCAAAGTTTTGATGTTCCGTAAACTGAATATGCTAACAAGTCAGGCCTGTGTGTAAATTGAGGCTGTACTTCATAAAGTACATCGTCGTCTTGTTTTGGTACTGGCCTAATTGTTAGTACATCTAAGTATTGATTATTTTTTATTTTTGTTTTAGCCCAAGGGCTTTGTGATCCGTATGATGCCATTAGATAAATCCTGATCCGTTACCGCTGCCGCCTAAGTAGCCGCCGTTAATAAATGAAGTTAAACTAAACTGCGATGTTTTAGCTCTTGAGTATATTGGTGTAACTGTAATTGATACTTGACTCTGTACTGGTGCCCATCCTGCTTTGCCAGGAATAGTTTTATCTACACCACCGTCTTTTAGGCGCACGTCACCAGTAATTTGTGTTTTAATATAGTCTACGTCTGCTGGTAAGTCAACTGTAAAATTTCGTATTACTACAGGCACGTTAGGAAATACAAAATCTCCATATCCAGTTAGTTTCACAATTGGGGGCGGAGCTCCAGCATCGCTGTCTGTGCCGTAATTCATTTTTGTTACACTTCTTAGATAATGAACCATTGCTGTCCAGTACTGTGCATCTTTAGCGTTTTCACAGAAAAAGTCTCCTGTAATTACTAAATCTTCAATTTGACTGTTTTGGTATTGCGGAAAAGGATAATTACTATGTGTAGGAGATAATGCATCATAATTAGCAGTGTGTTGAATTAATATTGTAGGAGTGTATGGAAAAACTAAACCGTTGGTTTCTACTAGAGGCTTTAAAATTTCAGGTGCGCCGAACGTGCTCGGTATACTTAACTTGACTCGCCAGTCGTTAGTTGCTTGTTTAGTGCCAGCTTTTACTTGGGTTTTTAATTGCGGTTGTGAACTTGGGCCACCTAAAAGTGCTTTTAATAATCCGCCGGCGCTGCCTAGTCCAAGACTATCAACTGCGGAGTTAATAAGATTGCTTTTTAACCCCTTAGCTTTATTTTCTAAATCACCTGCCAAGTTTTCAACGTTAGATTGTACAATACTTTTTAAATTTGGTTTTAACATAATGGTAATCTCCTACAAGTATTTAGTTGACAAAATTATGTACGTAGTTTATAATAGAGTAATAACCAGGAGAAATCAATGAGAAAAGTAAATTATCTTAATAATAAAGATATGTTAAAAGAAATTCATAAGTCAAAGACTAGATTTTGTAGTTTTATTGAACCCGAATACAACCAGTATGATATCATTTTACTTGATATTGACAAAATAAACATTCGCACTATTGCAGAGGCAAAGCGTAACAAAGCAAAACGGCTAACATTAGCTGACTTTGATGCACGTAAACTTGCTGGTGAAAAGGTAAAACAAGCAGAATGTCAAGTAGATTACAAAAAAATTACAAAAGAAGAACTAATCTTTCGTATTATGACGTTTGATCACATTCCAGAAGAGCCTGGACGCAAAAAGAACCCAAAGACTGTAGCAGACACTAGAGTAAAACTAAATTTTCCTCCCTTTAACCATTACAAATTTAATGACGAAGGCGAGTTAGTTATTGTAGGTAAAAGTCACTGGGATGGTGGTATGGACAACGGCCACTTTAGTATGAAACACGCTAGAGCATCTGACAATCTTGCTCGTATGTGGATGAAATTATGTGAACGTTATGCAACTAGGGGAAATGTACGTGGATATACATACAACGATGAAATGCGAGGACAAGCAATACTACAACTATCACAAATTGGTTTACAGTTTGATGAATCAAAGTCCGACAATCCATTCGCTTATTACACAGCCGCCGTTACCAATTCGTTTGTCAGAGTTATTAACCTTGAAAAACGTAATCAAAACATCAGAGACGACATCTTAGAAATGAACGATATGAATCCTAGTTATACTAGACAGCATAACGCAGAGTGGGATGCAGCTATGAAGCGCGAGCAAGCAGAACAAGCAGCCAAAAACACTTGACATCTGCTGTAAAAGATAGTATTATAAAAGTTAATTAATATTGAGTATTAATATGGAGAACTATTCGTGTTTAAGAAAGCAGCTGTCTTTACAGACATCCATTTTGGATTAAAAGGCAATAGTAAGGTACATAACCAAGATTGCGAAGACTTTATTGATTGGTATATAGAACAAGCACAAGCTGCCGGTTGCGAGACTGGCATTTTCTGTGGAGACTGGCATCACAATAGAAATTCACTTAACCTTACCACTATGGATGCTACTATCCGTAGTATGGAAAAGTTAGGGGCTGCATTTGAGCAGTTTTTCTTCTTTGATGG